TGGTCTGTGCTGTGGGCTGGGCAGTAATGGTGATGAGCGGAGCCGGAACGGTGAGGGTGGCAGTGCTGGACACTACGCTGCTGGCCCCGTCAGTAGCGGACACAACGCACCGATAAAGCTGCTGGTCGTTGACCGTATACAGCAAGCTGGAGAGCGATAGGGTGGCAGACGTTGCGCCGGAAATGTCCGCGAACGTCCCGCTGGCCGGGGTTTGCCATTGGTAGGACAACGTCGCACTATCGGTGACAGTTGCCGCCACTGAGAACGAAGCCGCCCGGGCCGATGCCGTCTGGTTGCTAGGCTGGGTGCCGATGGTAATGACGGGTGCCGGGACAGTAAGGGTGGCCGGTCCCGAAGTGACGGTTGCCGCCCCTCCCGACGCACTGACGCGACAGCGGTAGGTCTGCCCGTCGTTGCCGTTGTGGGTGAGCGCGGTGAGCGACAACGTCGCAGAGTTCTGGCCCGACAGGTTGGCGTATGTCCCGGAGATGCCCCGCTGCCACTGGTAGGACAGAGTTGCGCCAAGAGTGACCGATGCCGCCACAGTGAACGTAGCTGCTCCTGCCGATGCAGTCTGGTCGGTCGGTGTGGTGTCGATGGTGATGATGGGGGTCGGCACAGACAGGGACACAGTGTCCGTAGCCACTGTGTCGCCGCCGCCGGTTGTGCTGATAAGGCACTGGTACAGCTTGCCGTTGTCTTCCCCCGTCAGCCCAGTAAGCGACAGAGTTCGGCTGGTCGCTCCGGTGATGGCGGTAGAGGACTCTGCCCCCACCAAGTACCACTGGTATGACAGTGTGCCGCCAGCGGTGACGGTTGCGTTGGTGGAGAACGTAGCTGCCAACGCAAAAGACTCTTGGGAGGTCGGCTGTTGGGTGACGGTGATGATCGGGACAACGATTGTCACCGCGTTGCTAACCGCGCTGTATGGGCCAGTGCCCTGTGCGTTGACCGCTGCGACCCGGAAGACGTAGGTCTTGGTGGGCACAAGATTGATGAAAGAGGCAGTTGTTGCGCTGCTGTTGCCATCATCTGTGTCGATCCAAGTAACCGCCCCGTCTGTGCTGTACTGCACCAAGTAGTCGGAAGTAGCCGTAGTGCCGGCGGTGCCAGCAGTCCAAGACAGAGCGACAGATCGACCGGTAGCGGTGGCAGTGACCGCTGTGGGGGCCGCAGCCAGAGATGCGAACGGGGTAGAGATCGTCCCGCTGCTAAACGCACCAGTGCCGCTAGACGTTACGGCAGCTACCCGGATGGAGTATGGGGTGTCGTTGGTGAGGTCTGTGAAGGTGTAGGTGGTGGAGGAAGTGGTTACGAAGGTTGGCGTACCATTTGCCGTAGCAATAGAAACCCTGTAGCCAGTGACAGCCTTGCCGTCTAGGGTCAGCGGGGCAGACCAAGACGCGACAATCTGGTGGTAGCTAGGCGTAGCGGTGACGTTGGTCGGTGCCGTAGGCAGCACCGGGGAAGCGGGCCACCTGCTTTGCAGAATGTCTTGGTAAACGTCCAAGACAGAGTAGATTCCCGGGGCTGCACCGTCAGCGGGATTGGGAACACTCCCGATGTAGTTCCGGTAGCCCATTACGAAATTTCCTCATAGCTGACAGATGCGTTGGCAGCGTTGGCCACAGTGGACACAAGCTGTAGCTGGTATCCCTGCGGAACGTAGAGCGGGCGATTGATAAGGAAGTCGATGGTAGACCGCAGCGGCACAGAGGTCTGGAAGGCCAGCACCATGGCGGTTGACCCGTCGAACATTTGCAGGGTGACGCTGGATGACGCCCCCGCCCCGGTCACAAACAAAGAGTTGATGCGGAAGATTTTCCCGCTATTGGCTGGGTTGGTCAGCAGCGCAGTGGCAGAGTCAGTCACCTGCATCCAGCCAAACCGGCCATTGATGGTGATTGCACCGGATACCAGATTGGGGTCTGCCATTTGTCAACCTACGGTAAGAGGGGCTGAAATCCTGTAGTAACTGCTGTGTTCGTTAGTGCTTGTGCAGCCAGAGTAGACGCGAAGCTGGAGTTCTCCAGCACAAAGCGGTAGTTGGTTTCCTGCACCAAAAAGCTCAACCCGTCTTCTGTCCGAAAGTAGCCGCCGCTGGTCAGTGCCAACCTGCGAATGGCGATAGGCTGGAGGAATACTTTCCAGAGCGACATAGCTACGTCTTTGTTACAACGCGAACGGTAACGGTTTGGCCGGCAGAGGCGGTAGTCGCCAGAATGTATTTGGCAGATGCAAGGCCAGCGGGAACTGCGTATGCGCGATTCGGCTGCACCACCTGCGTCACTGGTGCGTCCGAACTGTCGGCAAGCACATAGGAGTCGGTCAGTGATACGTCTGCCTTAGTACGCCAAGTCAGCGTAATAGTGCTACCGCTGGAGGTCGCCGTCACAAGGATCAACGCACCAGCCGCCTGCGTAAGACTGAACCCTGCCGTAGTTGCGGCATCACTGGTGAAAGTGATGGGAACGTAGGAAGTGCCTATTCTGGTAATCGTAGTCGGCATCAGTAACTCTCCTGCTGGCGGTACTGCCGTATTGTGTCCTCTGGCCGGCGCTGCTGGTCAGCGGGATTGGGCATCCGCATCTGTTGATCCAACGGCTTGCTGAAGTCAAGCTGCTGCGCGGCCTGCGCCTGCTGCTGAATGGCGTCCGGTACGCCTTCGTCGCCGCTGCCAAACATCATCCTGCCTAGCTGATACAGCCCCGCCCCGCCCCCAATAAGGCCGGCACCGGTCATTATTTCGGGTACGGCCCACATCGCGGCCTTCCCCGTCATGGTCTTGCCCAGAGTGCGGTCCAGCAAAGATGGGGTCGGCTTGGGTGGTTCTGGAAGCAGGCCAGACGGCTTGCCCGGGTTGATGACGTTCTGGTTGGTGGGCACCTGCGCCGGGGTGGGCTGGCCCGCGTTGGTGGCCGCTGCCGCCAACTTAGACATATCCATGGGAACGGGGCCGACAAGCTGGCCAGCGTTGGGGTTGCTGGTAGCAGCCAGTGCCGCCATATCCATGGCGCTAGTTTTGGGGGCCGGCGTAGTAGTAGTGGTATTGGTTTTGGGCGCGGGAGTAGTGGTAGTGGTCGTTGCCGCAGCACCCTTCCCGCCCTTCTTGCCACTCTTAGTGCCGCTGCCCTTCTTCTTGGCGGGCTGCGGGGCCGTTCCCGTTTCGCCAGCAATGACGTTGCCAACGCCAGCCCGGGCCGCTTCCATCTTTGCCCTTGCATCGTCAATCGCAGAAGTGCCGGTTACCGCCTCATCCAGCGGCACACCGTCTACGGGGAGGTCTGCCAGTTCGTCGCCGCCTGTGGCAGTGCCCTCTGTGCGGGACTCCACTGCCGGCTGCTTCTTCGGCCTTCGCATCTGCGGCGGCTTTTCGCCGGGGGCGGGACCATCTTCGGCGGCGGGCAGGCCCAGCTTTTTCCGCACAATCGCAGAAGCCGGTGGAGCCTTGGGCTTGGCGACAGGTTTCTTTGCCATGGTGATCCTCTTAGGCTAGGAGGCTGGCCAGTAGTGGCCCCCTCTGACGGTACATGGAGTTCTTGTTGATGAGGTCTTCTAGGCCGCTCATATCGCCCTGCGGAAGTTCGGCTGGGTTTACTGGGACGGGTGCGGGCATGGGTTCCGCTACCGGGATGGAGTCCAGAGACTCAGGCGAAAAACCCTCTACGGGCAGGTCGTTCAACATGGAAGCGTCGAACGGTGGCGGGGCGGGTGCCTTGTTCAGCGGGGCCGGCATCAACCCAAGTTGCCGCTGCAACTGCCGGATGCCGGCGGCGTTGGGCGTAAAGACCTTGCCGTAAAACTCTTGCGCCCGGGGGTTGTTATTTAGCGGGTAACTCTCTGACAGAACCCGCATCGCTTCTTGAAGGTGCGGTATCAGTGCATGGCGAATGGAGGGATCGTAGCCCTCAATGTGCATACCACTGGCATCGTCGCCAATGAAATGCTTGTTCATCATCACCCGCGACAGGGTGTCGGCATCCATCTGAACCATCTGGCCGTTGCCAAGGTTCATCTTGGCCCGCCAGTACGGAGCGTATTCGTCCAGCGGGAACAGCGCCTTGGGCTGGTCTGGGAGATCAGCACTGTTCCCCACTACGTCAGCCAGCGGAGTCGATGGCTTGGCGGTGTTGAATATGTGTTCCCGAATCTTGTCGCCGGCTGGCCGCATTTCGGCCATAGCCTCAAACTCTTCATAGGGAGTGCCAAACGTCCCTTCGGTAACAGTGACAGGCGTACCTGTGGTATCAACGCCTGCCTTCTTCTGCTCTGTCAAAGCTGCCAAGAGTTCTTTGGAGAACTGATTAGGGGATGCGGCTGGGTTGTCGAAGTCCGGGAGAATAGGCTGGCCACCTGCGGCAACAATCTGTTCGACCTGCTGGATGCCGCGACGGTTCGGCTTCGCAGTGTCGCGTCTGTCTAACCGCATCTCTGGATCAAACCGCTTGGATTCGTCCGCTCCCAGATAGCTAGTAAGCTGATCCTCCAGCGGGAAATCGTCGCGGCGCGTCCTCACTAGATTGACTTCGGAAGCCCGCTGCTGTGTTGGCAGGTCTTCGTTCCCAATCAAATCCACAATGTCGGGATTGGCTTCCGCAATAGCATCCAGCCGATTGAGGATGCGGGCACCCTCCGGGGTCTTGTCGAAGTCCCACTGGCCTTGCTGACCCGCCATCCGCTCTTTGATTTGGTAGTCCGCGAACAGGTCGCTGGCCTGCTGTAGTGCCGCCATCTTGGCCGGGGTCAGACCTTCGACGGCAGGTGCCGCCGTAGTCACAGTTGGCTGCGGTCCAAAGAACGCTTGAAACTGTCCGGGGTCGGCCCCAGCATTTGCGGCCCGCTTGACGATGGCATCCCGCTTGTTTCGCGGCAGGGATTGGAACGCTTGGCGGTAGGGTTCACCAACGCCTTCCCCGGGTGCCTTGGTTTCTTCCAGCATGGCCCGCTGCATGGAGTCAATAAGCTGCTCCATCCGGGGCGAATCCATCGGGGTCTTGTTCATAATGTTGAACAAGTCGCCGCGAATAGTGTTCTGCGTAGCTAGATTGCGGGGAGGCGCAGCCAGCAGGTCATCTTCACCAACGGCTGGAATGTCCTGCCCAAACAGTTGCTTGGGGGCCGTCTTTGGTGGCTTCGCCTTGGGCTTGGCCTTCGACGTTGGGGATACCTTGGGGGCTGGCTTCCTACCCATTCTTCTTTGCTTCCTTGCTGGCAGTGCTGGGCATCATCTTCTTCGTCGCACTGGCCAGCGCCTTGGGGTCGAAATCGTCTTCCGTAACCTTTGGGGTTTTGGCATCGCCCCGCTCCGCATGGAGGTCGGCAGTCTTTTCGGCTTCCGTTTCCTCTTCAATCTCAGAGGGATCGTCTACTTCGTCATCCTCTTCCTGCTGCTTCTTGGCCTCTGCCCGCTTGTGGATCGGGAGGGAAGCAATGGTGTCGGTCTTCAAGATGTGCCGCACCAGCCGGTGGGTGGCCGAACGGGTCATATCCGACAGATTGACTTGGAAAGGTTCAGTAGCCATGGTGCCCTCTTAGAGTAAGCCGCCCAACAGGCCGGGGATGGAGCTGCGGCGATTCAGATTGGAAGCGTCGTTCTGTGCCTTGCGTTGCAGAGCGGCGTTGTTGGTAGCCACAACGTCGCCCGCTTGGGCAATGTCAAACTGTTGATTGGTGGTGTCCCGGTTCAGCAGCAAGTCCCGGATGCGCTGCTGTTCCCCGGCCATGTTGGTCTGGTATCGCAGGCCCGATTCGGCGTTGTTTTCGATGCCACCCATCTGCGCCTGCGCGGCAGACAGGAACCCTTGGCCGGCTGCTGCATCTGATTGCAGGCCCGCCAAGTAATTGGTCATCTTTGAGCCGGCCCGAATCCCCCGGTTGCCGGTCTGGAGAAACGCCCGCCTATTGCCGGCCAACGCACCTTGAGCCTGTGCGTCGTTGGCAGCGCGTCGGTAGGTGTCACCGCTAGCGACGATGGGGCCGGAATAGGTCGATGTGTAGCTGTCTGGTGCAAACATTGTGTTAGTCCAAAAGGCCACCCAGACCAGCAGCAGCACCGCCGCCGCCAATGCCACCAGACATACGACCAAACCCGCTGCCGAACGCACTCTTGGCCAGACCCAAAGAAGCGTTCGCATTGAGCAAGCCACCGCCGACAATCATGTTCATAATGCCTTCGGTCTTCCTCATGCGGGCATCCTTCTTGGCCCGATCCATGTAGGCGGCAACGTCCATCTGGGCCTGCTGTGCTTGCAGGTCTTGCTGACGCTGGGCGGTTTCCTTGTCCTTGCTCAAACCGTATTGCTGGAGTTGGTTGTTCCGCTGGTTGTAAATGTCCTCACTGCGGGCCTGTTCAGCCTTCTGCTGGAACGCCTGCCCGAACTCCGATTGCTGCTGGAGATTCTGGTTGCGGCCCGCGTCAGCCATCCCCCGGGCCATGGCATCGCGGGAAGCGCTGCCCCCGGTGGTGGCACCGCTGCGATAGGTTTGCGGCATCTGCGCAGCCTTGCGGGCCGCTGACCCCGCATAGGGGCTATTGGTGCTGACCAATGACGTTAGTGGGGAGTTTGGCATCATAGTTATGGCACCCATGCCAGTATGTTTTTGGTAGTCCCGTCTGCCATTCGTACAGACAGGGTTTGCAGATTTTTCAGCACTATTTGCAGTTGAGTGCCGTTCTGCTTCTCCACAAACGCAGCCGACAGGAATTGCTCTTGGGGAATGTCAGTGCTGTATTCCACCGATTCCACCGTCTTGCTGGCTGGGTTCAGCCGCAGGTGGGTGCCCCGGGGCTGCACCAGATTCAAGGTGATGGTGGACTGCACAGCCCCGTCTTGAATGTCGTTGGTGACGGTGATGTAGTCGCCGCCCCGAATAGATGGCCGGGACAGTGGCGGCGTAGACGAAGCCGGCTGGGCATCCTTGTAGGGATGATCCAGTTTGGTGTCACTAAACTGGCCCGGGTTCCGGGATAGTCGGTCTTGGAAGGGCTGCTCCGATGAGTAGTCCAGATTGGTCAACTGGTACTTGCGGGTGTTCGCAGTGATGAGCCGCAACTGGTCGATAGGCGTAGCGTCGGCTAAGTCGCGGGTCTGCGAATACTGCGGGGTGGCAGCGTTGGCGATAGCGTTGGCGATGATGCTGGCAGCGGTGGCGGGCAAGCCACCGTTGACTAGGTTCTGCTGTAGGTCGCCGGCCTTAGTTGCCATCCACCACCCCCCGGACTTCTAGCCCGTAGACGATGGGCTGCGGCGGGGCAGGATTGCCAGCGTCGGCAGCTACGGGCGCGTAGGAAATCTGTACGGCAATATGCCGGTCACCCCCTGCGGTATCCTCCAGTGAGCGGCCTGCAAACTGGGCTTTTGCAACGCCAGTAGCTAGCCCCAAAGAAGATCGGGTTGCCAACATATCCAAGGTCGTTTTGGCCTGCGAAGTCTGGTGGACGAAGCCAGTGCCCCGGTCCCGCATCATGGTGTTGCGGCGGGGAGTAGGGGAGTTGTTGTAATACTCCCGCAGGTCAAGGGTGCAGGAAACGTCCGTAGGCTTGTAGGTCAGCACAACAGAGCGGTCGATGAGGGATTCGCCCTTCTTGGTGTGGCCGTCCGAAACAAGCTCCATGGCCCCGGTCTTCATCAACCAGCCAACAGTGGACTGCTTGAGGTTGTCGGGCTGGCTGGCCGTTGCGGTGGCGGTTGCCGTTGTCCCGGAGGGTGGGGGCGATATGGTGAGGTTGACGGTGCCCGTCCACACTTCCGGGTCCACAAGCTGGTTCAGTGAGCCGTAGCCAAACCCGGGCCGGATGATGAGGATTTCGGTCACTTGGCCGTCTACCACCAAGGCGGCGAACTCTGCACCCTGACCCTCTTGGCCGGCGGTGACAGTGACAGTGGGGGCGGTGAGATACCCGGAGCCGCCGCTGGTGACGGTGACGCTCTGGATAGATCGGAATAGCTGGTCCCGATCCCCCTTCATCTCATAGAGGTTGCCGTCGATGGCCCCGTAGATAGGGACGTTGGCCCTATCACTGGCGGGCCTGTGAACGGTGCAGCCGGTCAAGCCGTTGGGCCAGCTTTCTGTCCACCAAGTATTGTTGGTGATGTGGTAGCACAGAGCGATTTCTGGGTTGGGGCCAGCGGATTCTCCCAGTGAGACAAACGCCCGCAAGATATTGGTGCGGTTGTCTACCTTGAGGAAGAACCTTTCCTTCCGCTCCCAATCAATTAGTTCTTCATCGAACAGGTTGCGGATGGCTTCCGACAAGACCGCGACTTCGCCACTGCGGTCAAGGCTGTAGATGCCCCGCTCATCCATGGCGTAGATCACATTGTCATGTATGTCCCAACACTGCTGCGAAACGCATCCCCGATGGGAGAGCATCTGAACTGTGGAGTCCACAATCGGGTCGGTGTTGTAGGAAATCGCATAGGCATGGCTAGTCTGGTAGGCAACCAGAAAAGACCCAAATGGGACTAGGGCCGTTAGGTAGTCTGTGGTCTTGAGGTTGTTCTGGATCGGCAGTTCGTTCACATCGGGGCAACTCTCAAACTCATCGTATTCTGAGAACAGAACAGTGTTCAGATCGTTGCCGCTGGTGGAGACTGCATACCAGATGCGGTCTTGATACTGGACGGCAACAGCCATGTCGGTGCGGGGTACGCCGAACCGATATGCGTTCACAGCACCGTTAGGCAAAACAACCGGCAGGGCGGCATAGAACGGACGATCCGGGTTGAACAGTTCTTCGTCGTTGAGGGTGTCAGTGCCCTGTATCTGGATGGTGTCCGCAACAGTGCCGTACATCTCTAGCCGGTAGAACACCAGACTTTCGTCGCCGGAAGTGCGGTAGAACTCCACAATCTGTGCGCGGGATGGGGGCACAGCCCCGGACAGGTTCCAGATCATTTCACTGCATCGCTGCCGGTCGGAATTGGGGCCGGCGTCAACGTCTGTGATCGGGCTGAAGTCAGAGTACGCAATCGGCTGCGTCATATCCCGGACGGTAACAGCGTCATCTATGTACGCCACAGCCGTAGCTGTGGTCCCAGAGGACGGTGCCGATAGCGTCAAGGTGATCGGGCCAAGCCCGTAGCCGGTGCCGGCTTGGTCAATGCTGACAGAAGCGACCGCACCAGTGGCATCCAAAACTGCGCTGACACTTGCCCCGGTTCCTGTGCCGCCCACCGTCACTGTAGGTGCAGAGGTGTACCCGCTGCCGGCTGCGGTGATGCTCACCCGCGACAGGCCACCGGTTACGTTGGTTGGCGTTTGCGATAACCTAACGCTATTGCCCGTAACGCTGATGACCTTGGCCATGAACGGGATTCTGGTGCCTTCCAGAATCATATCGGGCATGATCGGCGTAGCATCGTCCAGAGTGACGGTGTCGCCAGAGATAGCCGTAATCTGTGCAATGTCCACTACCGTCTGTGTCCAATCGGCGTAGCGGTACGCACAGCGGTAGATTCCCCGCATGGAACTACGCATGACGGGGATCGCCGTCGCCCCTTGGTCAGACGTATAAATGTCGGGCTGGGCTACGAAGCCGGTGCCGCCATCCAAGACGTTGACGCTAGTGACCTGCCCGTTGTTGACCACCGCTTCCAGCCGCAGACCGTAGCCGCCGCCACCGGAGGGCAGCAGTTCCGGCGGGGAGTAGTAGCCAGACCCCGGAGTGACCACCGTCACAGACGCTATCCGCGATAGCTGGGTAGCCTGCCGCACAGTGATGGCGGTGAAAGTGTAGGTCTGCGTTTCAACATACGGACTGACTGCGGTAGTCCATGTGGGGTCGGTGGGTCGGCTCATCAGAGTGACCTTGACCCGATCATTCAAGTTGTAGCTGGACCCCGGGATGGTGATTGACGGGGTGCCATAGACCGCACCAGCGGGGCCACCACCAGATACGGCTTCCGCAGTGTTGGCGTAGAAATAAAACTCCCGGTAGTGCTTGGCGAATCCATCTACGGGCGGGTGTACGCGGGCGATGTTTGCAACATGGGTGCCGTTCTCAATGTAGGTCTGGTCATACGCATCGCCCTGTTCAAACCGCAGGACGAACATGGTGCCCTGCTCCCAGCCTGTGCCCTGTGTGAGTACGGTCACTGAGCCGGCACCGAATCCGTAGGTGCTGGCAGAGTTCCAGAAGTCAACGATGGGGCGCGACAGGACATTGCTGTTGTTACCCCACCAAGCGACCCCCGCTTGGTTGTACTTGACCTTCTCCCAGTATTGGTACGGGCGCTGGGTAACGGGCGACAGCAACCAACTGGCAGGACACTGGTTGAACCGCACCCGTACAGTGGGTGCCACTGCCGTAGCGGTGCGGGTATACGCACTGCCGTCCGCTTTCTTGGCCGGGACTAGGCCAATGTCGATGAAGTAGCTGGTGGCATCCTTCTGGACGGCAACTTGATAGCGGGTCCACTGGGCGGCGTCGTTGCTGAATACGCCGCTGCACAGACGGTAGGACAGATACCGATAGTCCGGGAAGTAGGCATCCCGAAATGGGTAGATTGGAACGCCCAGCCAGTTCTTGGCATCGCCGCCCCGGGCCTCACCGCCCCAACGGTAGACCGTACTGGATGCAGTGATGGCGAAGAACTTTTCGTCAACAGTTCTGCGGTAGGTGGCGGTGGAGGACGCGCTGGTATAGCCGGTGCCGAAATACCAATTCACCACCCCGGTCGATGCGGTGTCGAAAGCGCTGGCAATCTGGAATGTCAGCCCGATAGCCGAAAACTCAAACCTAGCCTTGGCGTTGATGCCTGCCGTCGCTAGTCCGGTAGCAGAGTTTGTGGTTCCAGTAACGGGAATGATGGCGGTGTAGCGGTTGGCCGTAGCGTCGTAGACACAGTCAATCGCATCCACCCCACCCGCAGCGTTCTTGACTGCGATCTTGGGGGCGGTGGTGCTGAGACTGTACCCATGGGTGTACTTGGGGCTGGTAGACAACGCGGTGCCCGTCACTGCCGGCGTTACAGCACTGGTGAACCCGTTGATGTTGTTGTCCACTGCAATAACGCCAACACCCCGGAAGCCCCGGCCAATGTTGGTGGCATCAATGGAGACTGACGGGGCGGTGGAGTAGTTGTTGCCGCCGTCGATAATGTCCACCGCGACAAGGTTCCCGCCCTGCACCACACCCTTGACCTTGGCAGCGCGTACAGGCGTACCGCCGGTGAAGGTAATGGATGGGGGTGTCCAGTACGCACCGCCGCCGCTGACAACGTCTACCCGCTCAAGGAAGTAGCCCGCACCGCTGGGAGTCACAACCGGTGCGACGTTGGGGGCCGGCACACCCATGGTGACCGCAGAGGTTGCCCCCCGCCGGTACATGATCGGAGGCTCACCATGGCCAAAAAAGACGAACAGCCGGCCAAAGCGATCCTCTGTGAACGTCGGTGCCCATGCTTGCGTCAGGCCAGTAGTCCAGATTGTGCTTCCACTAAGGGAGCCGCTGGAGTTGGTTAGAGCTGCGATGGCGTACTTGTAGGTGGTCGGTAGGTCTGGGGTCAGCTTGGGCTGACGCTGGGCGTAGTAGATGAACAGAATATCGGTGCCATACGAACCGCCGGCCAGACGGTAGATGGCGTAGATAGTCTGCTTGTCGCCGCTGCCATAGAGTCGGGTCAGACCCGGGCGGGGGATAAGCTGCCCGGGCTTGCGAATCTGGAGATTCGTTTGAGCGGCTGCGGCACCTGCCGGGATGGAGTACGGTGACGCGGCTGTGATTAGCCCCAACCATTTGTTGATTTTCATTAGCCTTGATCCGGTAGCTGGGGGGAGTGCCAGCCTTGGGTTCTTGGGGTTGGGTAGCCAATGTCTTTGGGCCTGCCCGCCAGCGGGGATACGGCATCGCTCTCCATAGCCAGCCGCATATCCCGGTTGAACATGGCCATGGGATCGGCGGCACTCTTGCCGGCCAGACGCGCGTACCACATTTCACTGGCACTCAAGATGGCGGTGTACATCTGCGGTGAGCAATCAAGAATGTCAGTGATGGCGTATTTGACGGTGGTCGCCGCAGTCATGGCGGTGTCAATCGTCAGGCTAGTGGTGCTGGCCCGGGCGGTAATGTTCCGCTGTGCCACAAAGGGTGTCAGTGCCCCCAGCGGCTCCGCTTCCGTAGTGGCTGTGCCGAACCGGATGAGCGAACCAACACAGGCTTCCGGGAAGGCTGTCCCGGTTCCGGTAACTGTGGTGCTGTTGGCCGCGATGGTGACGGTTCCCTGCCGGCAGGTCGCCTCATACCCCAGCAACCGGAGCGGCTGCGGGATATACCGGTAGGTGTAGTGGACTAGGGTGTTGTTGGTGGGCACCCCAACGAAGCGAATCTGGTAGCGGTCTGGGTTAGTATCCGAACGCATTATGGTGTAGTAGAAGGGTTCGCCGGCCCCCTTGGTGTTCACTTCCAACCGCTGCCATTCCTGCGGAGTGATGTAGCAGTGGAGGGTTCCGACCGTATCAGTCACCAGAGCGTCAATGTCCTTGAGGTTGTCGGGCAGATCGTAGTAGGTCTGCACCCGCACCAGCGCGTTGGACACAGTGGCGTCGGCGGTGTAGTCCACAGTGACGGTCAGACCGCTGACGCTGGTCACCCGCACCACCCGATTGCCAAAACACAGGGCATCGAAGTACAGGATGCGTCCCGGCACCATACTGGCGGCACTGTTGACCGTAATCTGGTTACTGTCCTTAGTGACCTGCGCAGTGGCAGTGACGGCATTGGTGAGAAACCATCCCGTCTTGGTATGCCACAGCCAATCTCTGGCCTGTAGGACTTCCCGCGCCCCCGCAATTACCGCCTGCCGCACAGCCCGGGCTTCCCCGTCTTGACCACCACCCCCTGTGGCTGTCAGCAGATAATCGACTACATCTTGCGCGGTGTAGATCATTTCTTATACCTTGGGGCGTACTTGTCGATGACCATTTCTTTAATCTCCCCAGCCTTCTTGAGTTTGAGGTTGGGGTTATTGGCAATCTCCTTCTGGGCCATCTCCTTCACCAGCTTGTCGCTCAAGGGCTTGCTCTTGGGCGGCGGCATCTGCTGCCCTTGAACGTCCACAATTCCGCGAACGGTGAGGTTTCGATCCCGGGCGACTTTTCTGATGTCCGACGCACTGTCCACCCAAGCAGCCGGATCGCCCGGGCCGCGCTTGTCGGCTAGCCCTGCCATGTAATACCTGCCGCTTGTCGATATGCCGGCCTTTTTCGCCCGGGCCAGTAGGTTGCGGGCCTGCATCGCCGGCATATCGTCTAGCCATTCCCCGTTGTTTCTCCGCTCCATTACGGCCCGATCCGTTCCGCGTAGCCCCGGCGGCTGCTGGAGGGCGCACATTTCTGCCCAGTTGTGACTGTAGCCGTCGCGTCTCAATCTTGTGTAGCGTTCGACGGCTTCTTCGCCCGCCCGCTTTATGTTGCTTGGAACGTCTGTCATGGTTTTGTAGATACCGTAAAGCCTTGGTTATTCCGGCAGCATTGTCGCCTAGTAATGCCAGACCGGAGTTACAACCCTTGCACAGCAGGCCGCGAACTGCCCGGGTTTGGTGGCAGTGATCGACGCAAAACCCAACCTTGTGGCAGCATATTTGGCATTTACCATTGTTCTTGGCCTGCAAGTCTTGGAATTGTTCCAAGGAAATGCCGTACCTCACCCAAAGATTGCTACGCCTCTTACGCTCCTGCTTGCCCATTACGCGGGTTGGAGTTCATCGGGGATGGCCGGCGGCGGCGGCTCACCACCACCAGCCCCCGCCGCCTCTTCTTTGGAACCAGCGGGAGAAGGCAGGTTCTTGGGAGTCATCGGCGGCGGGGGCGGTACTGGTGGCGCAGGTGGGGGCACCAAATACGGAGTGGCATCAATGTCCAAGCTGTCTGCCCAATCGGAGATGAGAGCATTGAACGGGTCTGTGATGCCGGCACTGACCAGACCCGACAGGATCGGGCCAAGGGTCTGCACTGCCATCTGCATCTGTTCGACGCGGGATGCCTTGTTTGGCTTTCTGGCACTCCCCGCTTCCACCCGGAATAGGAAGTCTCTGGTGAGGTCAACAATGTCCCGCTTGAACACATGGCGCTCCCATGCGGCGGCACCAAGCGGCCCCAGCACTGGCACAACGTCAGCAGGCTCAAGCAGCCAGCGGGCAGCAAGTGCTTCGCGGCGGGAGAGCAACGACATACAGTCTTCCAAGTCGTTCGCCATGGAGTCTGGGCGAACCGAAATGTTCTCTTGCTTGATCTGCGCCTCTGCCGCACTTCTGAACTGGTTACGGGTATATCCGTACACTAGCTCTGATAATCCAGTTCTTTGAGCAAACATTTCGGCAGTCGCGGTCAAAATGTCCCAAAGGTCTTTTGACACCTGCGGGAACTGGAAAACGGAGATAACGTCTTCGATCCTGCGGCCCAGCAACTCACTGAGTTCAACAACCTTGAACCCACCTTCTGCGGGGTTGAGCAACTGATTCTTCAAATCTTGGTCGGCTGCTTTCTGCACCGCCAGAATCGTTTCGCAGCTAGTGGCAATGCGGGTGGCTAGGAAGCTCATTCCCCAGTTCAGCAGCCTCAATTCCCCGATAGCTGGCCGGATATGGGATACGGGCCATGCGTACCCGGGCTTGGGGTGGAACATGAGCGGAGTGAAAGGCCATCCCTGCGGGTCCGCGTAGTACGGGATCGGCCAACTGCACTGTGTCAGCATGGTGGGCGGCACACCGGTCTGCGGGTCTACCTCTTCGTCCAAGAGTGACGGCGGCAGATTGAGTGGGTAGGGAACGCCTTCGCAAATCACCAAGTAGACGTATTTCCCCAGCCCATCGAATACGCCCCGCGACTCCTTGGGGGAATCCTTGAACCGATCTCCGATCCCCGTCTTGCTCCAGATTTTCCAGTAGGTCACCAACTCATTGGTCTTGCCGCTCTTCTTCTTTGAGTTGCGGGGTTCGTTGTCGGCCTTGATTTCTGTTGAGCCGTCAATGTGCTTGCGAAGTTCGGCGGGGTCGATGCCGTACTTGTGTGCTACTTCTTCCAGCGGGTGGACGCACTTGCGGGCGCACCACAACATATCGTCCATATTGTCAAAATCGGGGTCGATCAGAAGGTTATCAACGGTGTCATAGAAACTACCGACAACCTTCATGGGAGGACGCTGGGCATCGCCGGAAGTATCGATCTCCAGCATCTCAGTCCAGAATATCCCCATCCCTTTTATCATTGCTTCATTGACAACCTTCTTGGCCTGCCGCTTCAAGTCCAATTCCTGCGGAGTCCAGTTCAAGTAGGCTTCCATCATCTTGGCAGCGGTGGCGCGACTCTCCATACCCTCTGCCTGCTGCATCGCCATCTGAACAATCTGCTGCTGTTCCGGCGTCATCTGCATCGCGTCCATCTGCCCACCCGGGGGCAGGCCCAACGCAGCCGGCGAAACGTCCGGGTGTTCCATCACAGTAACAGTACGAACTGGGTTACGGTGGTAGATTACACTTCCAAATATCTCACACAGTTCAAAAACCTTATTGACCTGCATACGAAAGGCGGGGGGCGCAATCGAATTGTTAAAGCCTCTTTCACCCCGGCTGTACGCATCTTTCCACATGGCGTTGTGGTCGCCATCGAAAAACATGGACGCTTCTTTGCCGTCCTCTGTGAACGGCTTCTTATATTTCAGCGCAGCCTCCAGCTTTTTCACCCAAGTGTTGGTGATCTGCCGCAGGGGGTTATTTGCTGGGGTGTCGGCCACTGTTCACCTTCTCTTGCGGGGAGGTCTTTTCGGCCAAATCAAGCGCCTTGTATACGGCAGCGGTTGCCGGCGCTAGTTCCCATACGCCCATGCCAGCCCAGCCGTTATCGTCTTGAAGCTGGGGGTCATCCTTATGGTGGACCCCCCGCTGTTCAACAAACCCGCCCCGGCCAAACACCAGACAGCAGATAGTGCGGTCACCGGGGGGGGCAACAACCCAGCCCAGTGCGGGGTTTGAGAATGTCTGTGCGTCGGCGCTGAACAGCACCACATCGCCAATCTGGGGGCGGGGCATCGCCCAATTACTGTTGGGAGTTGTCATTCCTGTCTCCTTGTGGACCCAAATATACGAACGGGGCTTGGCCGTTCCCCAGCCGTTTTCGCCGGTCAGCCTGCCACTTGACCCACCATGGTTCGCTCTCTGGAGCGATGGGCGGGGAATGGTATCGGGGGCGGTAGGCACACAGATACTCAAGCGTCTGGCACAAGTGGACTTCGCCCCGGGTGTTGGGCATATCTGTGACAATGGCCGTACCGGCTATGTAATTCACCTTCTTGCGGTAGCGTTTCAGTTCCCGCTCTAGGTCTGGCACAGCGTTGCACAGCACCCGTAGCTGCGGACTGCCAGACGGGCGAATGTGCAGGGCGACCCGCGTAGCCTCTGTGCGGGCCAGAATGTCATCGCAGCCGGCCAAGAAACTGGCCCCGGTTGTGTGGCTGCGAATCTTGCGCATGGCAAGCTGTTCGGTGTATTGCTCAACAGGGAGCCGGCCAGACCCAATATCCCGGAGGCGTCCACCATGGGCGTCGATCAGAAACGCATGGAAGTGCTGGCCAATAGCCTTGGCCGCGAACTTCTCCCCGAAGATGCTGGCGTTGCACTGGCGTAGGTAGAGTTGGTCATAGACCAGAACGAACTTCTCATCGGGCGGGACGGCTGCAAACAGCACCGCCGTTACCGTATGGCCCGGGTCGATTACTGCATACCTAGTCCAGTTCCGGGGTATCTGGCCTTCCGGCAACTCACTGCGATCCATCCCATGGATTCGCATATCGAAGTTGGGGTAGACCAGCACACTGTCGGTGATGAAATCGCCCTCCGCTCTCATGCGAAGAACGTCCTCACCCACCGCACTCCAGCGTTCCAGACTCTTCCGCTTTTCCTCATCATCTATCGCGGGATTATCCAAAAAGCGCAGCTTGAACTGTTTGATGGTGGGGTTCTCTATGCCCAACTCTTCCGCAGCGTCAGCCCGCTCCTTGAGTCCCAGCAGTGCGTTATTGGCGCTATGGGGCATAGCCGACCAGCAGAAGACACCCTTGCGGTCAGCAAGACGGGCCTGCATTTCGGGAATCCAAGCCTCTGAGTTCAAGTCTTCGTCCAAATGGCATCTGGTGGCTTGGAACCCTTGGACGGGGTCGCCCTCACTGCTGAAGAAGAAGATTTCCCAGCCGTTGTGCAGGGTGCATTTCTGTATGTAGTTGGCACTCTTGAGTACCCAACTGGTGGACGCGACCATGCGGGGCGGGATCAGCGGCGGGGCCGGCTTGGCCTCTGCCTTGCGGGCGGCATCCGCTACATGGTCATACGCGCGCCACTCTTTACTATGCAGGTCTTTGATGATCTTAAATGCCCCTGCCTTAAATAACATGGGGTAGACCACCATCCCGATATGTCGCCAATCCTTCCCAACGATGACAAGTACCCCGTCCCGTTCCGGGTACTTCTTGTAAGGGTCTTGGCCGGTTACTGCCCGGGCGTCCTCAACAAAAGTGCAGAGACTCTTACCGGAGCGGTTGCCTCCGATAACTAGGATTTCACTGGCCCGACACTGGTGGATCGGTTCTTGGTTCGGGTTCGGCTTGTAGAGCTTCAAGGCTTCTAGCCGCCTCTCCTTCAATTCGCTCTGCAAATTCCGCAGTTCTTCCCGCTGGTACGTTGTCAGTTCCGGGGTCGCCGGTATCGACGGGGGCGGGGAGGTTTTGGGATGCTTCTTGCGCTTTGCCATCTATGGTGATCCTGTACGTCTGGAGTGCTTGTTCAAACCGCGTATCCAACTCCTGCTCCAATTCGTCCTCTGTCCAGAGGGTCAATGGCTTCTTCGCCCCGCCCAGTTCGACGTTCTTCGACACTAGCCGGCAGAGGGTTTCCAGTATCCGGTTGCGGGCACTGCCTCCCGGGGGGCTGTCCCAATACTGTTTCACCATGATGCTGGCGAACCCGGATACCCCGCCGAAATACTGCATCACCCGTTCGATTACTTCCGCAGAGTGCGGGATATTGCTGCCGCCAGACTGCACACTCTGGGTGTACAGGTCTACGCCGGCGGCTTCGATCTTGCGGAGTGCGGCAGACCGCTTCTTCGCTTCCTTCTTGGCCGCAGCCTTGGCCGCTACCTTGGTGCAGTTATTGCAGACACTAGACCAGCCACTCTTGCCGTCCCGCTGGTAACGCCGGAAGTGGGCCAGCGTAACGGGGAGCGTCTTGGCACAGTGGGTACAGGCTTTTGTAGGTTCTTCCATGACCAAATGATAACAGCCTGCGGGTCTGCCCCGCAGGCTGCTACCTGTGTCGTTATGTCAGCCAGCGTCAGACTTCATCGCTGACCAGATACACCCGGGCGGTAGTGTCGGCAGAAGCCGCAGCAGCCAGAGCGTAGCCGTTCGGGACGTTGGTCGAAGACCAAGCGGTGGTCGAACCGCCCGTAGTCAGCATGGTCGCGGCCCCGGCCACAAGTGCCGTACCCGTCGCCTTGTTGACCGTCACCGGACCCTTGATGACCAGCCACACAATGTCGTTCGGGCGAACGGTGGTGTTGAGGTATTCGTCAAGGACACCGATTGCCTTGTAGTTGTTGGAGTCAGCAACTACCGCAGCCGTCTGGAACGTACCAAGGGGGTTGGACGAATCAAGGAGATACGACTTACCCTTATCGGCACCGCTGGCATTGAAGCTGCTGCTGGAGCCGACGTAGCGGGCAGCAACACAGTACACCAGACGGTTGGACAGCTTCTTTTTGGTAACAGGATCAACGTCTTGGAAGACCTTGATCGAACCAATGGTTTCGGTGCCGGCAATCGGATTGCCGTTGACATCAAGATCAATGTTCTCACCGTTGAGAAGCGTACTACCGCGCTGCCACTGCGGATCGGAAAACAGGCTGGACATGGGTGGTTCCTTCTGGGGTTATTACGTTGCGGCCTGACCGTCGTTGACGCCACCAGTGATCGCAGCCGAAGCAGTGATTGGGGCAAGCAGAAAAAAGTTACGCGGCGAACGGAAACGGAAGTTGCCAAGAGATGAACAACTGTACCGGTACGATTGCAATTCTTCCGAATAAAATGGGCCTTCCGCGACGAACAACTGGTTCTCAAGGCATCGGAGTTCCATGTTGCCGATGCTGATACCGTAGCCGTAGCCGGATGGTACAGCGTACTCAGAAGTGATCTCACATCCGTCCTGTTCAAACACATCCGAAAAGCCATAGGCCCGAAGACCGTTTTCCCGCGTTACAATCGCCCGCTCCTTCGACTCAAGAGCGTTGAGATAAGTGATATACAGCGGACGGTCAAGCACCACCATGTCGATGCTTGCCTCTTTTGTATCATTGCGTTTGCAGCCATGGATGCCTTCGCGGACGGCGGCAACGCAGTTCTCAGCCCAACTCTGCTGACCCTTAAAGCCAGTAGCGTTGTAGTTGATAATAAGAGGGCTGTAAAAATCAAACTCAGGGTCTACAGGGCAGTTCGGCCAGACGGCAGTACCGTTCAAACGACCACCACCGTAGTAACTCAGCTTCGTTGAGAGGCCG